AAGCGCGTGTTGACGGCTTTGCGGCAGAACTGACTAAGGCTAAAGACGAAGGCAAGGCCGCTGGCCGCGCCGAAGTTGAAGCTAAGGCCAAGCTGGATGCGGTTGCTACTGCATTCAAGATCGACGCCAAAGACATGACTGAGCGCCAAGTCAAGGAAGCGGTTATCAAAGCCGTTACCCCAGCGCTGAATCTGGACGGCAAAGACGACGCCTACATTGACGTTGCCTTCGCAATGGCCCAAGAGTTCAAAGGCGATGCAGCCATGGCTAGCCAGCGCCAGCAAGCTCAACATCGTGCAGATGCTGGCGACGGCAACAAGGGCAGCATGTCGGCACGCGACAAGATGATCGCTCGTATGAACGATAAGGAGAAGAAATAATGCCTATCCCACAAACTACCTTCGGCCAGTATTCGGCTCCGGGTTTCGCCGGTCTGCTGTATGACTCGGGTTTCCGCGACACTATGTCGTATTCGGCTGAAGGCGCGATTCCTTTCGGCTCGTTCGTTAAGCTGGGTACGAACAAAGAGCGCCAAGTGCTGGCCCCTACTACCGCTGTTGGTCAAGCCGCGCTGCTGATTGGCGTAGCTGCTGCTAGCGCCATGGCAGAGCAAGCTTACCCTTCGACCGGTGCTGCTGCCGCCTACGCTGCAACCGAAACCGTATCGGTACTGAAAGATGGCCGTATTTGGGTTCTGACCAATGATGCTGTAGCGGCTGGTGCTGTCGCTAACTTCGTGCTGGCTAACGGCACTGTTACCGACGAAGCAGTTGCAGCCGGCATCGAAGCCTTCACGCAACTGACCGTGAAGTTTATCACCGGCACTCCCGCTGCTGGCCTCGCTGTTGTGGAGATTGCGCCAAAATGAACATGAAAACTGACCAAATGCACTACGATTCGACCGATCTGCGCATCATCGAAAACACCGGCCTGCTGAAAGCTGATGCGGGTGAATCGGTGTTCTTCGCTCGCCAATTGGAGTATGTGCGCTCCAAGACCTATGACGTTGAGTACGTCAACCTGTCGGCAATGGAACTGTTCCCGATTGATACCTCTGTGCCTGCTGGCGCAAAGACTATCACTTGGCGTCAGTGGGACGGTGTAGGCGCGGCTAAGATCATCGCTAACTATGCGGACGATCTGCCACGCGTTGACGTTCAAGCGCTGGAAATGACCACCCCAATCCGCTCGATTGGTGACAGCTACGGCTACGACGTGCAAGAGATTCGTTCGGCGCAGTTCGCCGGCGTGGCTCTGGACGCAAAGCGCGCTACCCAAGCTCGCAAGGTCATCGATCAGAAGTTCAATCAACTGGCATGGTTTGGCGACACCGCATCGGGCCTTCCGGGCTTCCTGTCGAACGCGAATATCCCTGCTGTGGTTCTGGCTGCTGATGGTACTGGCTCGTCCAAGACCTTCGCAAGCAAAACGCCAGATCAGATCATCCGCGATATGAATGCTTTGGTGAACTCGATCTTCGTTACCACGAAGGGCATTCATCGCGCTAACGAACTGTGGATGCCTCTGGCTCAGTACGCATACATTAGCTCGACTGCTCGCAGCGCAACCAGCGATACGACCATTCTCGACTTCTTCCTGGCTAACAATCCGTTCATTCAATCGGTCAAACCGATCTTTGAACTGACCGGCGCAGGTGCAGCCGGTGCTGATCGTATGGTAGCTGCTGAAAACAGCGCAGAGAACTACCAGATGAACATCACCATGCCGTTCATGCAGCACCCTCCACAGCCTCGCAACCTGTACTTTGAAGTTCCTTGCGAAGCCCGCTTTGGCGGCGTAACCATCGAACGTCCGCTGGCATTCGCTTACGCTGACGGCATCTAAACTCGCGTGATGGTGAGTGTGTAGCACTAGCCCGCCCTTCACCGGGCGGGCTTTTTACTTTTGGGGAATTACATGGCACTGTTTGGGCGAACTAAAGCGCAAGCTCTAGCAACGATTGCGCGAAACAAAGACAAAAAAGGGCGTAAGAGAGTAGGCGGCGGATCGCAACCATCCGTGACTGTACCTGCTGCTCCTACTATTGGCACAGCGACTGTTGGCAACGGTATGGCTTTTGTGCCTTACACGGATAACAGCGATGGCGGAGCCGTTATTACTTCGCATGACGTACAAATTTACAATGGCTCGGGCGTTCTCATTGGAACGATTACCAACGTAGCCAATCCTGCCTTCCTGACCGCTGCTCAGGGGATTATTAACGGCTCTAGCTACTCATTCAAAGTTCGTGCAAACAACGAAAAAGGCCCTAGCGCTTATTCGTCTATGTCGAATATCGTAACGCCTGCAATCATCAATCCTGTGCTACCTACGGCTTATCTGATTGAGTCGTTTGAAGATACGGCAGGATTTACGATTGGCGGTGGCGCAACGCCAGCAATCAATCCTGATTGGAAGGTGCAAGGAACGAACTCGCTTAAGTTGACCGGCGCGCTCTCAAATGCAACTGCAACCGCAACCAAAACCATCGCAGGAACGTTCGATCCTAAAGTACCGGGAACCATTGCGCTAATGGCTAATGTTGACCCATCCATGGCAGGGCAAGTTGTTCAGGCTGGCGCGGGCTTCGTAAAAGGAACTACGGCTACTATTTCTCCTTTGGCTGGTTACACGCAATCTCCACCTGCCTTGCGAACTGGCCCAGCTATCATTGCAGCAAGCATTGAAAAGGAAATGAACGCGATTTACGTTCAGGCTGCGGGAACGGGATATTCTTTGCGCGTATCTCAGTCTCAAGGCAGTTCGGGCGGATCAATTGTTAGCTATGACGGTATGATCGGTGGCGCACGAGGCATCCCAACTATCCTTATTGGCGCGGACGATCAATACAACGATCAATATACGTGGCTATATCAGCAACATTTGGCTAGGGGCATTCCTTTTAACATCAATATCGCTCGTGATGTTATCGGTACGGCTAACCGCTTCACCGAAGCACAATTCAATGAAATGTTTGCTTCGGGGATTGTGGGAATTGGGCTTAATGGCACTTGCAACGATGCTGCTTGCGACCAAAACGACGTTGTGGCAGCGACGACTGGCAGCAACGGCATTATCGCCAATCAGGACTATGTTGTATCTAAAGGTTGGATCACTGACCGGACGAAGCTAGTCATGGGCTGCTGGCCGTTCGGCACATGGTCAGAGGCACTTTGCGTTGCATTTGAAAATGCCGGTATCAAACACATGCGCACTACGCAACCGGGTGTGCAGCTTGGCAATATGCACACTCGATTTGGCCGAACCCCTCAATGGATGACCGCATGGACGTACTCAATGGGGGGCAAGACTGAGGCGCAACTAAAAGCTGCGTATGATCTGTGCAAAGCTGGCGGTTACACGCTGAATCTGTTCGGGCATCACTGGTATGAAACTCCGGGCGCATCTGATGTAAGCCAGGCAGCCTATATTGCGCTACTTGATTACATGATGCCAGATATTATTGCTGGCACCGTGCAAGTGCTGAAGTTCCAAGACTGGATTGCACGAGACGGAAACAATACTTTCCCGGTATTGTAAGTTAAAGCCTAGCTTCGGCTAGGTGATATCATATTGACGCTTCAATCTCCATCACAAAAAGGAAATGAAATGAAAATCGAAAACATTAGCGCACGTCTTTACACTCTTTCGGATGGTACTAAGCTGATCCCTAACGAAACTACCAAAGGCGTTTCTGACAGTCTTTTAAAAGAAGTCGAGGGAATCAAAGAACTGAAGGTGACGCAAGAAACCAAGGCTCAAGAAGTCGAGTTCAAGGAAGTACCAAATACCGTCAAGGAACTGAAAGCGGCGCTCGATGGTCTGAATGTTGAGTACGCATCGAATGCCGACAAGGCCGAACTGCAAGCCCTGTACGACGAAAACAAAGCCAAGTAATCATGACGACCGCGCTGGAATATTTTCGCATCATTGGCAAGCAGTTCGCCGCCCTTTCTGATGCTGAAGTGCAAGTATGGCTAGATCTGGCTACGACGCTTGGCGCTGCCGGTTGTCTCTTGGGCGATCCGGCCAACCTTGCAACGGCGCTTTATGCTGCGCACCTGCTGCAACTTGATGCGGAAAATTCCACCGGAGAAGGCGGGCGCGGGCCTGTAAAGTCGGAGAAAGAAGGCGACTTGGCCCGCTCCTATGGCACTAGCGGCTATACCGATGGCTGGCTAGGTTCTACCGGTTACGGCCAGCAATATTCAAACATGCAGCTTGGATGCACGGGCGCTACGATCATGACGCGCTACGGCTTGGAAGTTCCACAAGGAATCGAGGTAATCAATGGCCTCCCGCCATACTACAGACCGTGATTTGGGCCTAAAGCGCTTCATGCGAGAGCTTCAGAAGGCGAAAGTCACTGAGGTTGTAGTGGGCGTTCAGCAAGGCTCAGATAACGCCGAGGGCGAGTCTATCGCAGAGTATGCTGCATACAACGAGTTCGGCACAGAAAAGATTCCTGAGCGCTCGTTTATGCGCTCTGCGTTTGACGAGAATGTGAACGACCTAAGCCGCCAGCTTGATCGAAGCTATGCGCAGATTCAGGCCGGTACGATGACGGTTTATCGTGCGCTTGGATTAGTGGGATTGCGCCATCAGGACCAGATTCAGCACAAGATTGATACGAACGTGCCTCCGCCTAATGCGCCATCGACAATTGCCGCTAAAGGCTCAAGCCACACGCTGATTGACACAGGTGCTATGCGCGCATCCATCCGATACATTATCAGGCCAGTACGATGAGTTTTAGAAAGCCACAAACGATTATCCGCACTACGCCGGGACAGTATGTCGATGGCAAGTGGGTAGAAGGCGTACAAGTTACTGTGCCTATTTTGGCATCGGTTCAGCCTGTAACGGCAGAAGATCAGATCGTCATGCCAGCCGGTAAGCGGCTTTCGGATTACGTAAAAGCTTACACCTCAACCGAGTTAATCCCATTGAGCGAAGGCAGCGAACAACAGCCAGATCGTCTTGTGTGGCGTGGGAAAGAATATGAGTGCATAGAGTTGGGCGTGCGTCAGATGAACGTGATTAACCATTACCGCGCAGTTTTCTCATTGGTGCAACAATCATGATTTCAGATACCGTATTGCAGCGCCTAATCGTTCAGATAAGCGGAGAGCCATCCGGCAAAGTTATCTGGATGAATGAGAACGCGCCACGCCCTGTCTTGCCTTATTTGGCTATTCGGGTTAGTCCTGCGCGCCGCGTCAACAAAGATCGCTATTCGGACGTTGATGCGAACGGGATTCAGACCGTAGTAGGCGACCGAGAATTTACCTTGAGTGTGCAAGCATTCGGCTACGATAGCCCTGTCTCGTACCTTCAAGACTTTGCCGACAAGCTTCAACTAATCACGAACAATTACCGCTTCAGCGCCCAAGGCATGGCATTGCGCGATACAAGCACGGTTATGGATATTTCGTCTCTGTTGAGCAATACGAAGATCGAGAAGCGCGCCAATCTGGATTTGACTATCGGCTATCGCTCGGTGCAGACGGATAACGTCGGCGTCATTGAGACGGCGAACATCGAGGGGCGCGACAATGGTATCAATTCGCCCGTTTATACCATCATCGCTGACGTTTAAATTTTTACTTGAGGCTCCTTTGCCCATTTTTCTCGGAGCCTTTTTCTTTTTTCTGCCTCACATATTGAGCAATACCTTTGCTTACCATACTTCCTATCGTACGGATGACCTTTCGAGCAGTGAGTTTTTTGAGAATTAATGTATGGAAGTGAGCAGCTATCTTTCATCACATTTTCATATTTCGTAATTGCCTTTAAGTGCTGTGGATTTACACAATTACGATTCCTACAAGTGTGATTTATAACTAGACCATCATCAATAGGGCCATGTGCAATGAAATATGCTACTCGATGCGCACGGCGAGTCTTTCTCATTAAGAAGAATGTACCGTAACCATCTTTGTCTAAAGGCCCCTTCCATATATGGCATTGACCCACGACAGACCATTTTGCATTGAACCTTTCGCAATCTTTGCTACTTAAATGAGACATAAAAACTCCCTATAAATGTAGTTGATCTCAAATGGTAGCATGGATATACATGGTGCGCAACTAGTTCAGTTTAACCAATTTGTTTTGACTATGGAAATTAAAGGTATAATCAGTTTTATCTAAAACCACACATATAGGACGCCGAGAATGGCTACTCTTGCAGATATTGTCAATGTGGAAATTAGTCTCAACACTGCATCTGTGCAGCGTGGCAATTTCGGCATTCCATTGATCGCCGCTCCGCTGGCATCGTTCGCGGAGCGAGTACGCAGTTACACCGATTACGATTCGACTAACCCTGATAATCTGCCGCCTTCGGTGATGACGGCGCTTTCTGACGCATTTGCGCAAACGCCTCGTCCTGCGGTGGTTAAGGTTGGCCGTCTGAGCATTGCGAGCGTGATTGTCACGCCTGTGGACGCAGTAGGCAACGCTGTCTATTCTCTGAAAGTAGGCGACCAGCTAGTTTCGGTTACTGCGATTGCTTCGCCAACCACTACGACTATTGCGGCTCAACTCGCCACTGCGATTAACACCGCTTTGGGTTCGGCGGGAACTGCTACCGCCTCCGCTGCAAACGTGACCATCACCTATAGCGGTGCGGTTGTCCCTCTGACTGCCTTCTCGCGTGTCCAGTTCGGTGCAATTGCGCCATCGGTAACTGCTAATATCCTGACTACTGATCTTGGCGCGATTCAAGCCGCTGATAGTGCTTGGTACTTCCTGCTGATGACTGAGCGTACCAAGACCCGAGTTTTGGAAGCTGCTGCTTGGGTTGAGACGCAAGACAAGATGTTCTTCACTGCTTCTGATGAGGCGGGTATCTTGACGCAAGGCGGAACTACCGATTTGCTGGCTCAACTTAAGGCGCTGAACTACTTCCGTACAGTCGGCGCATACCATAGCACCGCTGCGACCGAATACGCAGATGCAGCATGGGTTGGCCGTGTGTCGCCGCTTGCTCCCGGCTCTGAAACTTGGGCTAATATGACGCTTGCTAGCGTCACTAGCGACAATATCTCCAAGACTCAACAAATTACGATTTTCGGCAAAGGCGGAAATACCTTTGAGCGCTACAGCGATCAATTCTCGCTGACCAATCCGGGTAAGGTAGAGGCTGGTGAGTGGATCGACGTTATCCGCTTCCGCGATTGGCTGAAGGATTACATTCAGACGAGCATGGTTCAACTGATGGTGAATCGTGACAAGATTCCTTACACCGATGCAGGTATCCAACTGCTGGCAACCAATCTGCGCGCATCGCTGCGCCAAGGTCAAACGGTAGGTGGCATTGCTCCCGATGAAACCGCAGAGGATGGAACTAAGCGTCCTGGCTTCAACGTTACCGCGCCTCGCGCTTCGGAAGTTGATGACGCAACCAAAGCTTCTCGTGTCGTTAATCTGAAATTTAACGCCCGCATCGCTGGTGCAATCCATGTAGCCGAAATTACCGGCGCTCTGGCTTACAGCCTTGACTAATCAGGAGAAAATAAATGAGTGCAGGTGATTTGCAACGTACTTATGACCCACAACAGGTAATCATTACTGTTGGCGGCGTCATCGTTAGCGGCTTCGGGGATGGTGACTTCATCACCGTAAGCTATGATGAAGAACGATACAATTCCAAAGCAGGCGCAGATGGCGAAGTGGCCCGAGCCAAGAATGCTAACCGCATGGGTACTTTTGAAATGACCCTTTCTGCTACTAGCGCTGCGAATGCTGAACTGTCGGCGCTGTTCAATCTGGAAATGCTCGGCGGTTTTGACGTAGTTCTGCCTGTAGCAGTCGCTGACTTGTCGGGTACTTCGGGGGCTTTCGCTTCTAAGTGCTGGATTAAGCAAGCGCCGGAATTTACCCGTGGGAAAGATGTTGCCGATGCCGTATGGCAGATCGCTGCATCCGACCTTACCATTTCGTACTAAGTAGTAACCTCACCATCACGGAGAACAAATGCAACGCGAAATTTTTATCATCGGTAACAAAGAATTCTCGGCAATCAAGATCGCGCCGTTTCAGGCAAACTCTATTGCTATGAAGCTGCAAAAGATTATCCTTCCTGTGCTGGGTGAGTTCACGGGCGGCGGCAAAGGCAACTTGATGGATATGGACATCAGCGGACCGCTTAAAACGCTGTCTGAGAGCCTTGACGATAAGGTTATGACTGATATCGTACTGCCGATGTTTAAAGCCTCTGGCGTGGTTTGCGTAACAGATACCGTAAAGGTTGATTGCGAAACCAATATCAACAAAGTATTCGTTGATGCGGATGGCCTTGCAGACCTGTATGAACTGATTTACGAAGTCGCTATGTTCAATTTCAAGCCTTTTTTTATCAAGCTGAAGGACCGCTTTGGAGCCAGCGTTACCGCAGCAAATCCAGCGGCATTGACTTCAGCCGTTGCGGCAGCCTAAGTCCATCGCTTGAAAAAGAGTTGTGGATATGGCGTCCAATTCTAGCGGGCAAATGCACTCTAGAAGGCGTTTTAAATGGATTGGTAGGCGTTGAAGAACTTCTAAAGCTAAACGCATTATTGGATATGTCAGAAGCCTACCAAGCCTATGCAGATGAGAAATCAAAAAGCAGCCGGAAATGACCGGCTGTTTTTTTAGGAGATATGCACGATGATTGTGCGTGAATTGATTACCCGTTTCGGATTTGATTTGAATCAGGCCCAATTGCGGCGCTATGAGCAAGGCGTGAATAACTTCCGCCGCCAAGCGGACGAGGCGGCAGACTCATTCCGCAACATGTTTGCTGCTTTCCTTGGCTTTGGTGCTATTCGTGGGATTGCCCGTGTAGCAGATGATATGCAATCGCTTGAGGCCCGAGTAGGTCAATTGCCTCAGACTATCACGAGCGCGGCTGATGCTTTCGATATGGTTACGGCTCGTGCCAGTGCTGCACGTCAATCCATCGACGCTTACACTAACTTTTACATCAAGCTACAACACGCTGGCAAAGAATTTATCAAGACCCAAGAGGAAGGGCTTTTGATTACTGACACGATCAGTAAGGCTCTTATTCTTGGCGGCGCTACGGCGCAGGAACAAGCCTCTACGCTGCTTCAATTCGGACAAGCAATCGGCTCAAACGTGCTGCAAGGCGATGAATTCCGCGCCTTGTCCGAATCCGCGCCTCAGTTGGTTGACGCGATATCGAAGCAATTGAATATTGCTCGCAGCGATCTTAAGAAGTACGCGAGCGAAGGAAAGCTAACCTCAAAAGTCGTTGTTGAAGCAGTCAAGGCAATATCGAGCGAATTCGATCAGCGATTTAAAGAAATGCCGCTGACAATTGGAGCCGCAACTACAGTAGTTGCTAATCGTTGGGCTGTATTCATCAACCGCTTGAATCGTGAAAGTTCAGCAGTTACAAAGACTGCAAACTTTTTCTTGAAGTCGTTTGATGCAATCGAAAGCGGATTGGCGGATATGGTCAAGTTCTTCGGCGGCGCAACTAATACGCTCAAGTTCTTCGGCATCGCCTTGGCTACTGCACTTGCTCCGTTTGTGTTCCGTACTGCTGCTGGGGCAATTGCTTTCCTGCTGTCACCCATGGGCCTTCTGCTGGCCTCCTTGCTGTTGATCGGCTTGGCTATTGAGGACTTCTATCAATGGATGACAGGCGGGCAATCGGTCTTCCAGCAGTGGTTTGGCAACTTCGATGAGGCCATGAAAAAGTTGAGGGAATACGAAGGTGTAATCACCTTTGTGCGCGATGCTGTAATCGTCGCTGTTGGCGTCATGGCGCTTAATTGGACTTGGGCGGCTGGCGTAGCTGTGGCAAGTGCCGCTAAAGCTTTTGGGGCTTGGGTTGCAGGGCTTGCGCGCTTCGGTATCGCTATGGCAGCTAATTTGCTGGCAGTAGGAGCATGGGTCGTAGGCATTTTGGCGCAAACCGCTGTCCTAGTTGCTGGCTGGGTAGCATCTTTCATAAGTATGGCGCTTGCTGCCGCGCCAGTTGTTTTGCCCATACTCGCAATCATTGCAGCGATTGGACTGCTGGTTGCAGGTATTTATTACCTTTACAAAAATTGGGATAAAGTATGGGGCGGGATAAAAGACATCGCTTCCAATGTTTGGGATGGCATAGCGGGCGGATTTAATGCAATGGTAAATAAGCTAAAAGGCTATTGGAATTCGTTTAAGTCGTTCTTTGGAATGAAGGTAGATACGACTCTCGGTGCTAGTAGTGGCGTTCCTGTTGTCACGCCTACAGTTGCCGCTGGTGCTGCTGTGGCAGGAGGCGGCGTAGCTGGTGCAGGCTCATCGGTAGTCATCAATCAGACGCTTCCTCCTGGCACTACCGCAGAAACGGCCCAAGCAGCTAAGGATGCAACGCAGCGCGCCGTAGACTCAGCGTTTGACGTTGGCCGTTTGTCGCGGCAGATGGGGCAGGTGGGCGGATGAGCGATCAAGTAGGCGTGTTGTTCAACTCGGGGAAAGCCACCTCTCGGTTTGAGTCGGATTTGTTTTCGGTTGAGTTTGACGCGAACTTAAGCGAGGGACATTCTTGGTCTAACGATATCACGGCTAATCCAGTAGAGCGCGGGGCGGACGTTACCGACCATATCCGCGAGATTCCAGACCAAGTTACGCTGGTGGGCTTCGTGACGAATACGCCGTTTATCGACTCGCCTGATGGGAATACTATTACTGACGACAGCGAGGACCGTGTACAGGCTGTGATTGACCGTCTAAAACAGATTCGTGCTGAACGATCTACGGTAATGGTATTCACGAAATACGTTCTGTACGAAGATATGGCTATCAAGTCAGTTGACTTCACGCGTGACGCAAGCAACACGAATGCGGTAATTTTTACTGTTCAGTTTCAGCATATTCGTTTTGCAGAAAATCAAACGGTGGAAGTTCCTGCTGGGATCAGTAAGAAGCTTGATAAAAAGGCAGATGCGAGTACGCAAAAGAAAACCGAGCCTCAAAAATCAGGTGGTGCAAAACAACCAAAAGCGCCAGAACAATCTAGCTCTGTGCTGTCTAGCACATTGCCTAAATTAAAGAATTTCATATTGGGGACTCAGCCTACATTCCCCGGAGGTTAAAGAGCTATGGCAATCATTTTTGAAATACCATTGCTGCCAAATTCAGCGGATCAGACGTTAGATATAACGATTGAAAACGTCCCTTATACAATGCGCGTTTTATGGAATGTTCGTTTTGAGTATTTCTCTTTAAGCATTTACGAAAAAGGCGGGGATGCTATCTTAACCAATGTAAAGATGGTTCCTTACTATCCATTGGTAGCTAGGTATCAGCGCTTGCCTTTTGCTGGTGACTTATATTTTGTTCATCGTGGTGGTAAGACATATCGTCCGGGTTATGAGGATATCGGCGGAGTAACATATGGCTTGTACTATTATGATGCTGAAACGCCATTGTCTTTGCCGTTTCCGCTAGAGCCTATAGGATTCTGAAATGCCTTTGTTTGATAGAGTTGCTGAATTGATCGTTGGGCAATCTGGTAAAGAAGGATTGCTAATCAAAGATTTGCGCATGTCTTTTTCAATTGAAAAGACGCTCACTGAAACGCTAAATACATCGACCATTCGCATTTACAACCTTAACGCTACCTCGCGCAAGTTGGTCGAGACGCCAAATAACGCGGTTATCCTCAAGGCTGGGTATCGGCAAGACAAAGGCGCGCTGACGATATTCGTAGGCATTGTTCGCCGCTCTTTGACCGTACGTGAGGGCGTTGATTGGGTGACTGAGCTAGAGCTTGATGATGGATTGATTGCATACCGTGACAGTAAGTTTTCAACTAGCTTTCCTCCCGGCGCTAAAGGCGTTGATGTGCTTCGCCAGATCGCAAACAAGTTCGGCATTGCGGTGGGAAAACTGCCGGATGCTATCGAGCAAAAGATTTACCCTAACGGGTTCTCGTTCGTTGGCCGCGCTCGTGATGCTATGGCTAAGGTCTGCAATTATTTGGGCCTTGAGTGGTCGATTCAAAATCAGACCATTCAGGTACTCAAAAAAGGCGGCTACCGTGAGCGAACTGCTATAGTCATATCTACGGATACTGGCATGATTAAATCGCCGCAGCTTGAGGCAAAGACAATGAGTGACAAGCTGGCAGCAAAGCAGGGTTTGACGACAAATAGCGCAGGCGTAGTTACGAAGAAATCAGACAAGTTGACGGTAAGCGGGAATCCTCCGAAAGATCGCCTAGAGGTTCAAGGCTACAAGGTTGAAACGCTTATGCAGCCTACTATTTTGCCCGGTGACGTTGTAAAGGTTAAGGCGGAAGGCATTGATAACTTCTTCAAAGTGGAGAAAGTGACGCATCAGGGCGATACCCACGGGGATGAATGGGTATCCGAGTGCAGCGTACGCTTTGTAAATTGATATGGCAGAAGACACTAGCGACTTCCTAGCAAGCTTTAAGAACGTCATCCAAAGTGAGATGATGGGCTTGAATACGTCTGTAGAAGGCACTGTTGAATCATATTCTGGCGGTCTAGCAACCATTCTTCCAGATGCAAATAAATATTTCTCGGATGGTGATGTTTTGCCATTTCCTAAGCTTTTTAAAGTTCCTATCCGATGGCCGTCTTTCAATGGTGGCCTTTGTGGCGTTAAAGGGCCAATTCGTGCTGGTGATAAGGTCTTGGTAGTCTTTGCACAGCAAGCTAGGGACGGAACCGACGACGACCGACGTTTTGACATTACAGATGCATATGCCATTCCTTGTGGGAGTGCTATGGTTGGCGAGGCCGACGACAATGATAATTTTTCACTGTGGTTTCTAGATGCTTATATAAAAATAACTAAGGGTGGTGGTGTTAAAATATATGCACCCGGCGGCGTAAGGGCTGAGACTCCATCGCTTACCTCTACCGGGAATTTGTCCGCTGGCTCTGGTGCTACAGGCACATTCAATACTGCATCTGGAAATGTTGTTACCGTTCAAGACGGCATAATTACGAATATATTCTGAGGTAAAAATGAACCCGCAAGGCAGTTCTCTAATAAATGCAGACCATTTTAAGAATTTGGCAAAATCGCTAAAGGGCGCTGAATCTTGCGAAGAGTTGCAAGTTCTCGTTGACGAGGCAATGAGTTCAATCTCGGCGGTAGAGGACGCTATTGCTAGTGAGTTGGCTAAAGCTAATGCTTTGCTGGCTCTTTTAGTCGTTCCGGGTGCCAATTTGGGGCAAATTGTGACGTGGATAACAAACGTGGTTAACAATTTCCTTACGCCTCTAGTTAAGCCAACTATTACTTTCCCGGCCCAACTTGCTGAAATAACATTGGCGATTCAGGAATTAAAAGATGCAATCGACAGCTTGAAGTTGCAATTCCCTAATTGCTCTATAAGCTATTAATTTATGGCAGACGATATCTATCTTGATCCAATAACGCATGATTTGTCTGTGACAAATCTTGATCTGCACATTGTGAAAGGTGCTGATAGAGTTCGCCAAAATCTCTTGATAAAGCTTAGGCTTTGGACAAATGAATGGTTTTTAGATATGGAGGCTGGAACTCCATATTTAGAGAGGATTTTAGGAAAGCAGATCACGCTGAATGCTGCTAATGCTGCATTGAGGAAGTCAATTCTTGAGGTTGCTGATGTTAAGTCAATTACTTCTCTAAGAATGAATTTCTCACGCTCAGAAAGAAAACTAACAGTTTCATTTGAGTGCGACACTGAATATGGATTGATTAGGATGAATAGCTAATGGCACTCACCGAAGAAGGTTTTGAGCGGACTAGGCTTGCTGAGTTCAAAGAGCAACTAGACCAGCGTATGAATAATGCATTGGGGCCGGTTAATACTGGCCCTGATGCTGTTGTTGGTCAAATAGACGGCATTCTTGCAGAGGCTTTTGACAACTTCTCGGAGGCGTTGCAAGACGTTTATGATAGCCTCTATCCGTACAGCGCAGAGGGAACTAGCCTAGACGGTGCTGTGGCCTTGGTGGGGCTATCGCGTCTGCCAGCTACCTATACAACCGTGAATGCCGTTGCTTACGGCGCAGAAGGAACGCTTGTCGCCGCTGGTTCTCTGGCTCGTGCAGATATCCAGTATTCTAGTACGTCTGATGTTGTAATCAGCCGTGCGAGTGTGGTTGATGCTGAAATTCAGGTTGGCGCGGTGGCCGCTTCGACCGCATATCAGATCATTGCTGGTGGCGTATCTGAGACTTACACGAGTTCCGCAAGCCCAACTGAAGAAGAGATTTTGAATGGCCTTGCTGCCCAATTTGATCCTTTGCAAGTTACCGCAGTAGTTAATGGCCTGACGCTGCGCCTCACTTCGGCAGATAAGATCACGCCATTTGCACTTACTGTGGACAGCAAGCTCAATATTACAAAGCGCGGTTCACCAATCGTTTTTGTCGCTTCAAGCACGGGAGCCAATGCGGTTCCAATCGGTGCTTTAAGCATCATTGACACTCCTACGCTTGGATGGGACTCAGTAACCAATTTGGTTATTGGCGATGTTGGCCGAAATGTAGAGACTGACATTGAATTGCGCCTTCGTCATGCGTCGTCGGTGCGGTCTACTGGCTCGGCTACTGTAGAAGCTATTAAAGCTCGCATGCTAGCTGATGTGCCTGCGGTCACGTCGATCAAAATCTATGAGAACAGAACTTCTGTGACAAGTAGTGATGGCATCCCGCCGCATGCGTTTGAATCGGTCATTGTAGGCGGCAACGATCAGGCAATCGGGAACGAGCTTTGGCTTGTAAAGCCAGCAGGCATTGAGACTCATGGAAACGTGACCGTGACCGTACAAGACTCTGCGGGCGATGCTCAGATCGTAAAATTCAGCCGTGCAGTAAGCAAATATGGCTGGATTACTGTCGCCGTCACGGCTTTGAACAGTGAGGAAACTTTGCCTACAGATGCCGCTGCCGCTATCAAACAAGCGGTTGTTGACTATGCAAACGCAAATCTCAACAATGGCGATGATGTGATTTTGCAGCGCTTCTATGGGCCTATTTACGATAGCGTACCGGGTATTGGTCAGATGACGATTACGGGCGCTATTACGGCCTCTCCTGGCGATACCCCAACTTATTCCGCTTCTAATATCGTTATCGGAAAATCTGAGCGAGCAGTATTTGATATCTCGCGTGTTGTAGTTACGGGGGTTTAATGCTGGACTATGAAGGCATAGCCGAAGGAAGGCTAACAAACCAATTCCAAGAAGCGCCGAAGCTTAAAGCGATGGTGCGCGCTCTTGTATCGCCACTCGTTGATCTTGAAAATCAGGCCGATGAATTGCGTACTGAGCGTTGGATAGGCACGGCTGTAGGCGTACAACTTGACGGTTTAGGATACTTGGTGCGCGAGCCTCGCCTCGGTCGCACTGACGAAGAATACAGAGAGGCAATTCTATTCCGCATCTTTGTCAATACCTCAAATGCTACGCCGCGTGACTTGATTCGGGCTATCTATTCGCTTACCAAGCCTGATGAAGTTCAGTATATCGAGCAATACCCGGCGACGGCTATGTTGTTCACGGATGGGCCTGTTATACCTTCAAATCTTCAGCAGATCATGCAGGGGCTAGCGCCAGCAGCTATCAGCCAAGTTCCTATTCTTGTTTCGTATAGCTTCAAAAGCCCTTTCAGGTTTGGCCGAAGCTCGCCTCCGTCAGAGCTTTTCGTAAATAACGACGCTGATTATCTGACTGCTAACGATGCTGATCTTCAAGTTCAAGTAGAAAATGTCTCGACAGGCTCTAGATTGGCTGGTATTTCTGCTGCTGATCTAATGGTGAACGAGCAATATCTTGAGCTAAGTGACGGCAGCACATTGGCTATCAATACGCCAAACTATGCGACAGTGGTAGAATCTGGATATAACCTCGTGGGCGTATTCCAATGACATCATTTGCAGAAAACAGTGTAAATTTTCCTGATGGACAGGTTAATGTTCAGCCGCCGCCTGATGCAACGCTTTTTTCTGGATTTATCCCAGAGCAAGCCGGTACTAGGGGCCAGCCTTTGGCTGCACAGTGGTTGAATTGGCTTTTCCGCCAACTCTTCCGGCTTGCTAATCGAGACAAAGTAGGTGACGCATCAGGAGTGGGGCTTTTCCCATACCCTAACGCCATGATCCGACTTGACGCTGTTGATATGACGGATAACACGAAATTCCTTGTGGCAGTGGGATACAAAGGCGCTACTGGCGCTCACTTCCTACGCGTCACGGCTAGCTCTGGCCTAGCATTAGGCTCATCTACGGTTGACGGGAATCAAGCTATAACAGGCGGCACAAACATTCGATGCGTTGGCTATAACCGTATGATTGGAGATATTTAATGGCACTGACGCCAACAGAAGAAGCACAACTTCGCCAACTAATTGCCCAAGAAGCGGCATTGCTTTCGCTAGCCGGTAATGAGCCGACCATCATAAGCAAGCTTGGCGCTGCTAAAGTAAATCTCTCTCAGCTTCCGGCGGCTAGCTCAGTAAGCGATGCTGATCTGATATTGTTAAGGCAGGGTACGTCAGATAAAAGCGCGACTTTGGGCAGTGCTAGAGGTCAGGGTAGGTTAATTGGGGTTCAAGTATTTCCGGCAAGCGGGACATATACGCCAAGCGCTGGCCTTACTTCCGCCATTGTTGAAGTTCAAGGTGGTGGGGGCGCTGGTGGTGGGTCATCTTCTACTGGGGCTGGTCAAGTCGCTATCTGTGGAGGCGGCGGCGGCGGTTCATATGGTCTTGGACGTTTAACATCAGCTCAAATTGGCGCTAGTGTTGCAGTAACAGTTGGGGCTGGCGGTGTAGGCTCAGCCGGTGCATCTGGTGGAAATGGCGGTGCTAGTAGCTTTGGTACGCTTATTTCTGCGCCAGGAGGCTTGGGGGCTGTTAATCATGGAGCGGCATCACCTTCTAGTGTTGACTCTATTCAAGGCAGTTCTGCTAGTTCGGCTGCTACTGGATCAGGAGCAAATTTACTCGCTTTGCCGGGTTCAATAGGTGGGAATGGCTTTGTGTCCACAGTATCTGTTTATGGTGGTGCTGGCGGTGGCTCTCCTATGGCGCATGCATCAGGCGGTGGCCTTCCAGTAGGTATAGGCTCTGGCGGTTCGGCAGGAATGGCAGGAACGACGCCGGGTTCTGGCGGTGGTGGGGCCGCTAGTGCCGCCAACGACATTGCGCGTGCTGGTGGAAATGGTTTTAGAGGTCAAGTTATCGTATGGGAATACGCATAGGTTTTTAACTCAGTAAGAAAGGCAACAAATGAAAATTTATCAAATGTCTGGTCACGGCGATCCACCACCAAAGCCGCGCAAGCTGCCAGAGCCTCAAGCAGTCCCGCCAGTGGACGACGAGCCTAAGTCGTAAAATGCTGTACGCGGCATTTGGGGTATTTGTACTGATTGCCGCAGTCCTCAACTCAGAGGACAAGAAAACGCTCGCGCTCTGCCTCGTGGTAAGCGCGGGCTTTTTTTCGCCACTCCCAAAAAACGATTGGTTGATGTTCTATGTGTGTGGCATTTGCACTGAATTGTGCGTTGCCTTACTCGCTTGGCGTTTAAATTGCGCCGCTTCTAAACCAATCGTGGTAGTGTCGTTCTCAATGGCGCTCTGTCACGCAGCAGGGATAATTTACGATGGATACCCGCCACTTAGCCCGTACAGAATTCTCGTGCCAGCCTTTGAGCTTGCAGAACCGATTTTCATCATTCTTACTTCGCGTTGGGTTTCAAGCCTACTTCACAATCATGAATCGCCGTCTGTCTGATTACGCATTGACTTTGCTCCGAATCTACATGGGCGGGAATGCTATTGTTTCGTGGCATACGGCTATGAGTGAGCCGCGCTCGTTGATTGCTGAGTCGACAAAAACGCCTGATTCTCAGGTGCTTATATGGCTGCTAGGCGTTGTGGGAGTCCTATTCGTAATAGACGTTATAATTAATGACATTATGCCAAAGCGCTTTATTTGGAAGCGAGCGCTAAAACATCGGCACTTTCTGTTTTCCGCTTTGGCCTACTGTTACGTTGCGCAATTGTTTGTAGGTGTTATGGCACATCAAGGCGTAGCACTTTTAATTTCTTTCGTCTGGAATGCCTCGATAATTATGGTTGCGGCATTTTTGGACGCGAAAAAACGTTCAAGGGACGCGGGATGCGCAATGTTATACAACTGAAGAAGTTTGTCTTTGCATGGCTGATAGTTCTATGGAGCGTGGCCGCATGGGCGGCTGAATCAACCTTCGCAAAAGATATGGCTTCTATTCCTTTGGAAGCTATTCAGTTGACAGTATTTCTAGCATTTATCGGTGGATTAGCTTTTACTACCAACAAAATATCTCGGCCTGATGTAATCGTTAAAAACGTGTGGCTGGAAATGGCAAAAGATATTTTGATGTCTCTTGTCGCTGGTCTGATTACCTTCTTTTTTACCTCGTGGGTTGGCTCGCCGTACTGGCTGCAAGCTGGCCTGATTACCATTTCTGGCTATGGTGGATCAAAAGCACTCGATAAGTATCTGAACGATGCTTTATTCGCTTGGATCGATAAGGCAAAGCCAGCGCCAACCGGAGATAAAGCACCATGACTAAAAACATGCAAGCCTTTCTAGATATGCTGGCCGTTAGTGAGATTGGGCCTGCTTTGCTAGCCATTAGTGACAATGGATACAATGTGTGCGTGGGCAGCACACCAAAAAAACCGATCCTCTTCAACAGCTATGCAACCCATCCAAAAATTAGAAGTGTCGCTTTAAATAGCGATGCGGCGGGGCGTTATCAGTTCATGGGCCGATATTGGGAGCATTACAAAGCCTTGCTTAAGCTACCTGACTTTGGGAAAGCTTCTCAAGACAAGTGGGCAATTCAACTTATTAAAGAGTGCCGAGCAATTGATGATATCGAGGCGGGCCGCTTCAAGGAAGCAGTCCATAAATGTCGTAGCCGTTGGGCCTCGCTTCCTGGCGCTGGATATGGCCAGCCAGAGAACAGCATGTTTGCCCTTGAGGCTGCATACAAAGCTGCTGGCGGAGATGTAGCATAAGAACGATTAGTCATGGTATATTACTCTCTAAATATCAGTGATTTGGAGATAAAAATGCCAAAGTGCAAGAACTGCAATATTGTTTTTGATGGTGAGTATAGAAAGAAGTTTTGTTGTGCGAATTGTCAGTTTTTCTTTAGAGTAAATTCTAAAGAGGAATGCTGGGAGTGGCAAGGAAATATAGGCTCGCATGGTTACGGAGTTTTCTCTTTAGAGAAAAAATTCTATACCTCACATAGGTATTCCTATGAATTTTTCCGTGGCCAAATTCCAGAAAAAATGTTTGTTTGCCATACTTGTGATAATAGATCTTGCATAAGGCCAGATCATTTATTCTTGGGTACTCCAGCGGAAAATGCAGCCGATATGGCTAAAAAAGGCAGATCTCCTTGGAAGGGGAAAAAGCGAAGCGATGAATCAAGGTTAAAAATGAGTTTGGCTAAAAAAGGAAGGAATGGTGTAGCTAGCGATGCTCAAAGAAAAATCGCTTCAGAAACAATGAAAAAACTATGGTCTGACAAAAACTTCAGAGAAAAAATTTCTTTTGTGACAAAAGAGCGGCATGCAAAAAATAGAATTAAGGAAGAGATTTAATAAATATGCTTATCCTTGCCCAATATAAACGCTGGTTTGAGATAGGCGCTATTGCGCTGGTGATTATCGGCTTGTTTTGGGCTGTGCATTCTTGGTCTGAAAAGCAGCGTGAGATAGGCCGCGAGGAAATACGTAAAGAATACGCGGAGCAATTGCGCTTGGCAAAAGAGGCGTCTGACAAGGTGGAAAAAGTTTTACGCGAGCGCGTAGACGATGCAGTAACAAAGGGGAATGAACGTGAGCAAACAATCCGCACTCTTGCTAGTGCCAATAGCAATGCTTCTATCGGGCTGCGCAACGCAACGGCCTCAATTGGCAACAGCTTGCCCAGCCTATCCCAAGATGCCCTACGTAACCTCGCCAGTGCCTACGGGTCAGTACTTACAGAGTGCAACGCAAGACTCGGTGAAATGGCAACAAACGCTGAGCGACTCAATTCCGAAAAAATGACGCTCATTCAAGCTTGGCCTACTGCTCCTGCCGAAGCAAAATAGGAATCCACTTAGCAAGCCATTCCTTGTCTGCTTGCGAATATCGGCGAAGCTTGATCTTTGCCCGTTTCACGCAAGACAGAAATAATTCCTCGCTCGATTGAATATCGCCAAGACGCCCGATAAGCGCTTGGCGTTCTTCCTCATCACGCATTGAGATATCCATAGAAGCCATCCTTAAAACTCTATTCTGAATGCATTCTATAATACCGTCCAATTGATTGTTGCTATGAATTTCGACCAAGCAAATAGCCGACAATTGCACCGAAAAGTACGAGAAGGATTGCGAATAGTTCGTTGGTCATGGCTCATCCACTTCACGATAAATAAAGCACTTTTCGCATTGGTCATTAAGTCCAATACCTGCTGGTTTCCATTGGTGAGTGCATGGATCACTTACGCCAGCCGCATTGAGGGCAGCACAGCAGAACTCGCTAAGCCACACATCGCCAATCGGACAGTCTTCTTTCTCTACTGCCGACTTGCGGATCGTTTGCAACGCCGCTACCAGCGCCTTGTTAGGCGCACTGTTGGCGAGGATGGCGGCATGTGCGCGCTGGTCTTCCACGATCCATTCAAGCTTGGACTTGCAGCGGTCGATGGGCACAAGGCTGTCGCCATCGTTGTAGCCGCCAGCGGCATAGCAACAGAAGAACTCACGCAGCATTTCGCTGTATTCTTCAGCGCTTGGCTTCGCTTGTGCAGCGATGGCAGCTTGCCAGATACGCAAAAAGCCTTGCACCGCAATTTCCTGATAACTGCCGTCTTGGTTACGGGTCATAAGCCATTTCCCAAGCTTGCTTACCTCAATCTCAAACGCCGAACGATCACCTTGCGCACCGCTGGCGACTGAGGGAGCGGCGAGAGCGGCGTTCCAGATTGCAGCGCCTTTGCTGTAAATCGAAAAGTTGCGCAGCTTCTCACGATTCGCGTCCCACCATGCGCTGTATTCTGGAGTCGATTTGAAGTCTGTCTTGCTCATGCTTTCTCCTTTGCGATAGCCGCAGAAATCATTTCATCAACGGCGCTTGGTACAGCTTGGCCGTCCTCATACATGGCGCGAATACACCGTCCAGAGTCAGGGCTATCACGTAGCCACCGATACCGCTCAGCATCAGCAGCGAGGGATTCGATGCGAGCGATCAGGGCGAGGACAACGTCTGGCGATGCGGCAGCGATGTATGCGCTGTCGTTGTCACCGCAGTCGTCGCCTGCCAGATTCACAGGTGGATAGCTTTGGTGGAAGGTCACGGCGATCAGTGCTTCTTCGCCAAACATGCCCATGTTATGGCTACGGCTGTTGGTGGCCGAAATAGCGGTCATGCACTGGTAGCGCTCGTCGTCGCCGTATTGCACGTACCACGGCCCCGGCGTTGCTGCCATCGCCAGCGCCTTCAGTTGTTGCAGGTCGTTGTTCATTTTTGACGCCCTTTCCAATATTTAGATGCAACCACAGCAGACAGGCTCAATCCGAACTTCTTTGCCAGTTCCATTGCTGTAGTGCCGGGGTTTGCTTTTAGGTATGCGGCAGCTTTTTCAGCTGCTGCGCTTGGTCGTCCTGCCATATAGCCTCCTGTGTTAGAAATTTCATACTAACACAAATACTTAAGATAGCAAACAAAGATTGTGGTATTATTGATGAATGATCTTGACCTATCGTTACCGCGTGAAATCTCTTAATGGGCTGCTCAACAAGCAAGCTCGTGCGGTAAGTTATGTCTTTAATTACTGTAATGATAGGCAAAAGGATGCTTTGCGCTTTGGCCGTAAATGGCTATCCGGTTTCGATCTGAATTACCTAACTGCTGGTAGCAGTAAAGAACTCGGACTGCATTCCGGTACGGTTCAGGCAGTATGTGAGCAATATGCAAAATCACGCTCTCAGAAGAAATTACCATACCTAAGGTATAGAGGTAAGCACTCTCTTGGCTGGGTGCCTCTGAAAGGTTGTTATTTGAAACGAGAGGGTAATTCTTTCCGCTTTGCCAGCAACACATTCCGAGTATTTGATAGTAGGCCTCTTCCAGAAGGCAAGATCAAAGATGGCACGAATTTCTCTCAGGATTCGCGTGGCAACTGGTTCCTCAATATCGTGATCGAAGTAGAGGATGCCCCGCGCCGTGAAATATCTAGCAGATTGGGCGTTGATCTTGGCTTGAAGGAGTTTGCGACTTTCTCGACTGGCGAGAAGATAGATGCACAAAGGCTGTATCGCAAAGCCGAGAAGCAGCTAGCAATAGCCCAGCGTGCCCGTAAGAAAAGTCGGGTGAAGGCTATTCACGCCAAGATTGCGGCACAGCGCAGAGACTTCCACCACAAGCTATCAACGCGCCTGGTGCGTGAATTCGACTACATCGCAGTTGGAAACGTCAATGCCGCTGCACTTGCAAAAACCAGTATGGCTAAATCTGTCTTAGACGCTGGCTGGTATTCCTTCAAACAAATGCTAGCGTACAAGTCCATTAGGAATGGCGCATGGTATGAAGAAGTGAATGAGAGTTTTACCACCCAAACCTGCTCTACTTGTGGCGCTTTGCCAGAGTCGAGGCCGAAAGGTATCGCAGGACTTGGAATAAGAGAATGGGTTTGTAGTGACTGCGGTACGAAACATGACCGTGATACCAATGCTGCTATAAACATTCTCCGTCGCGGACGTGCGACGCTTGCAGAAGGAAAAGCCGCCTTTTAGGCGGCTTGGACGTCAATCCTTGGTTGCGGTGTTCTCCACATCGCCAGAAGGCGCGGCGGCTGGCTGCGTGGCCACGGCGAGCATCGCTTTATAAGCATCGGCCATATCGGGGTCATCGATAACTTGGCGCTTGCTGTACCACTCTTCCGCAAACGCTACGATCATTTCATCAGTGACCGAAAGCGGCACGATGGCGTAGCCTTCCGGCACCGCGGCTACTGCTTGCTGGGATGCGACAGGGTCGGCGTAGAGTGGCTCAGGGTCTTCATGTTCGTCTTCCCCTACAGAATTCTCGTATTGGAGTCGCTCTTCTTTTGCTGTAGCGTAGTCAGGGAAATATTCCCACATGCCAGAAATGACGACTCGGTACGCAACCGGCTCTAGCTCAGGCCGCTTCATCACCTCTTCCGCCACCTGTTGCGCAGCATTGAGCTTGTGCCAGCGCGCATCATCTTTGCCGCAGTCAGTAAAGTCTACTTCCTTCATCGCCTCTACGCACTGGCGGAGGGCTTCGTGAGCGGTCGTCATGCTGGCACCTCGCCGATGCAGAGCGCACGGCTAATTCCCGCCACAAGCACATGCTGGTTCAAGCCTAACTGCTTGTAGGCGATGAAGTGGATGAGCAGGTCAAACAGGTTATCGCTGCTACGGCCGATTTCATCGCAGTGATACGCCACAGCAGTGCTGTACTCGCCGCGAATAGATTGATTATGACTATCACGCTTTGGCTCGTAGTATTTCGTGACTTCCATTTTCACGCCGTCGAAGTCATAATCAAAAACTTCGATCACTCGGCCCCATGGGAATTTACTCATTCTCTTCTCCTATGCTGGCACTGCCAGCGGTTAATCATCTACTTGTTTGTCTGGGTCGTTTTCTGGATCGGTGCAAAAGCTGCACGGAGGGCTGCAAGTCGGCGCGCTGCAATAGCACTCTGTATGCTTGTAGTCATCCGGTGGCTCGACGTGCATTGAACCATTGCGAAGCTGATCGCTGACGCGGCCCCAAGCTGCAATGCCCTGCTCGATTTGCTGCTGTGATGAACGCACGCTGTCTCGCGCATCGACGCCTTGCACTTTTCGGCTAAGCCAATCGGCAACTTGGCGCGCTTCCATTAGCGCCATGTAGATATCGTCTTTATCGCTCATGACTTCACCCACCAAGCCGCAAACTCAGGCGCATAAAGCAGCACCACACAGCCAGCCACCAGACCAGCAACGCCAGCCAGATACCACGCGGTGTATTTGTTCAGCCACCAGGGGCGCGTGGTTGGAAGCTTATTATTCACTTCGATCCCTCCTTGATGAAGCCGCCAGCTATAGGCGAGAAGATCAAGGAAACCAGAAACCAAATAGTTAAGAACCACATTTTTATTCTCCGATCATTTCAATTGGCGTTTTCCCGCCCTTATGGTTGACGATAAAAGGGAGCGCGACACTCACTGCGAAGGTAGCCACAGCCAACAGGCCTACGGCGATGCGAAATGCTTTTTCCATGATTTTTCCTTTTTTCTGGTTGATTCGATGTGTTTAATCATACGCACATGATTATCCGTCGTCAACTACGAAGTTGAATTGTGCGAAAATACAACAGGCATAAAAAAGCCCGACTAACAAGCGGGCTTTTCCTTTGGTGCTGGCGTTACGTTACTTCACGCCACATGCCGCGATGTACATAGTTTAGACAAGTAAGTAGCGTGAAATCACCATATCCATGTGACTGCCTTCCGTCTTTCATTTCAGCTATGGTTTCGCCATCTTTTACGACAATATATGCCACGTCACTTGAGAATCCGCCGATGCACTCAAAGCGACGAGTGCAGAATGAATTGTTTATTTCATCTGCTCTCTTTCGAGCAATAGCTTCAGCAATATGTGCCTTTGCTAGCAAAATATCTGCATTGTTTTTCAGAGCAAGGTATTCTTGATATTCATTCATGATGGTTATCCTTTGTGTTGGTGATTATGTTACTCCGCTGGCTTGGCGGCAAGCAGGGCGCGGACATCTCTTATCGCCTCGTTGTATCCTTGCTCCCAAACAATTTCATCTTGCCGATTCCAATCCCAATTTTCCGGCGCTTTGCCTTTAAGCTTGCTCAGATCAACCGGAGCTGCCGTCTGTGCTTCAAAGGCGGCGCGCAACTCGGCGACAAGCGTTTCGTAGTCCGCCAACTCTTCCTTCATTGCCCTGATGTGCGCTTCGCTGCCGTAGGCTGTTCCAAAAGGAATGCGCGATTGCCAAGGCTCAGGCGTCTTTATTTCTTTATTGGTCTTCATGGCTTACTCCGCTGGCCGTCAATGTCGCGTTCCCACTCACCAATAAGAGTCATGACAACAGCGAAAAACTCAGATAAAGGGTGGCTTTCATTGCTCCGGACTTCATAAGCTAAACGGTTGCCAAGTGTAAGCATGGCTTCATAATCCGCCTCGCTGTTTATCGCACGTAGGCCAGAGATATTGGTGATGCTATTCCACGCGCTAACCAAATTATTTTTTACATCGTCCGCTGGCTTGGCGGCGAGAGCGCGGATAGCGGCGGCGTCCAGTCCGAAGCGGACGCAGTCGCCATAGGTCAGCTTGTCGGCAGGTACAGGCACCATGCCCGCCTGCTGGCTCAGCGCATCACCCTGCGCGGGGGATGTCTGGACTTCAAGGAACTTGCGCACTTGGGTGTTGATGTACGCATCTTCTGTTGGCCCTTTGCGCGCCTTCGCCACATCAATTGCACGGGGCGGGATATGCGGCAGCACGTAGCGCAGCATGGCGACGGCATCGGCTACTGGCTGCGCCTGTGCTGGCGATGGGGCGGCGGAAAGCATAGACTCCCATACGTGCAATGCGTGTGCCGGTGATCCGCCGATGCCAGATGGGGTTCCATTGTAAGCATCCACCATGGCTAAAGTCGGCTCTTTCGGCACCAACTGCCATCCTTCCGGCACCCCCGCACCCTTGCTTGCTTGGGATGCGAGAGCGGCGCGGCGATTCCACAATGCTTCTGCTTCTTCACGCGTACTCGACCCGAAGACGTTAAACCTGCAGTCTTTAGTGGTGCTGGAGCACATCACGTCGTAGCCCTCTTCTTCGCCATCAGGGTAGTGCTCAGCAGGCGATCCGCAAAACGGGCACGGCATCAAACCGTCATCTTGCGCCTTCACCTGCACGCTTGGCGCATCATTCCCGTTTGCGCGGGAACGGCCCGGTGCTGCGGCTGGCCGCTGGCTAACGGCGAGGATGGCGCGGGAGAATGCCCTGTAATTTTCGATTCCGCCTAAACCGGCGTATGGTTTGGCAATGGTATCGATCTGCTCATCACTCAGCGCCGCTTGCGCATGCTGCTGCGGGGCGGCGGCACGGTTGGCACGCAATGCCAGATCGCGCTCATGCGTGAGGTGCGCAATCTGCGCCTTCAAGAGCTTGCGCTCGTCAGCCACAGCCTTTGCCGCAAATGCTGCGGCGTGGCTATCGATGTGGGCTACCAGAGAAGCATGATTCTCGCGGTAATTTTCAATTCTTGCGGCGTATTGGCCTAGCAGGTTGTTGAATTCAGGCGTGTCTATCGTATCTTCTATCACTATAGGTTGCGTAAAAAGCACGCGTCCTTCCCAATGGCATTCGTTGACAAGGCTTTCTTGTTGTTCTTGGCTTGTTTCAAACCAAGGGAAAGATTGGTCTTTTCGCGCTTGAAATATTTTTTCTTGGCTCACTTTGGTTCCTCTTTAATGGTGATTTCGCTTGCTGGTATGAGTTCGGGATTTCCAGCTAGATACACTGCTGTTGTCCATCCAGCGCCAACCGGACTAGGGTAGCGCTGGAACTCCTGAATGAATTCTTTCTTGCCGCGATAAATTACAGGCCAGCCCAATTCCTGCGCATTCATTAGCATGCGAGCGTGTTTGTACTCGGCTTCGGCTGGGCTGGTTTTATCGTTCATTGCTTAACGCAAACGAAACGATGTTCTTTCGTAGAGCCAGATACAAACTTTTCAGTCTTTTTCCCAGCGTCATTGCAAGTTGCTTCACTGGTAAATCCCGGAATACTTACAATTGCTACAGAATCGCCTTTTGCCAAAAGTCCAGCGTAAATATAAATCACTAAGATAAACATCTTATTTACCCTTATTTATCCCGCAGCCCAACGCCGCGCCATGTAGAAAGCATACCTATTGAATTATCAATCGTCAACCAATATCGCTAAACGAAACGCCCATGTGACTTCCTAGCCACAGCATAAACTCAATAAAGCAATCGGCGCGTGAAACGTCCATGCGCGATGTTTTTTCTGGTAGCGGGATATCTGAAACCGGCCTGCCGTCTGCCTCAGCAAGCGCCAGTTCAAAGTATGAGCATAAGACTATCTTCCACTCGGCAGAGGTAAGATAAATTCCTTCGTGATTCCAGGAGCGCGCAAAATCGCCTATCAGACTGTGGATAGCGCGATTCTGAGCGTTCGAGCGAAGCATTAGTATGCGATGCTCACGTTAGCCACTTTGCCTTGTGCAATCAGCGTTACGGCAAGCTTGGCTTGTTCTTCGGTCAAGCCGCCAGCAACAAGCGATTCCAGCGCCTCGCGGTTGATCTTGGCTTTGTGGGCCTTATTACGTTCTCGGGCGGCTGCTTCATCGGCTACGCGTTTAGCTTCCACTGCCACGCGGTCTTGTTCAGCTTTGATTGCGCGTTGTTTTTCTTCCTCTGCACGCTTCTCGGCGGCGATACGGCGCTGCTCTGCCTCAGCTGCTTCTGCAATGCGGCGACGTTCTGCGGCTTCTGCATCTGCCACACGGCGGCGCTCGGCTTCCTCGGCCTGCAAGCGCAGTTCCATTTCGCGGCGCTGCGCGGCTTCGGCGTCACGTTGGGCCTTTTCTTCAGCTTGCTTGATTGCCAGTGCTGCCGCCTCTTCCTTGCGCTTGGCTTCGGCTTGGGCTGCTTCCAATTCTTTGCGCGCCTTCTCGGCTTCGGCTGCTGCTTTTGCTTCCGCTTCGCGCTGGGCTTGCTCAGCCGCCGCCTTAGCGATTGCCGCCTCATGTTCAGCTTTGGCGCGGGCTTCTGCTTCGGCGCGCAAGCGGGCCAGTTCAGCGGCTTCCTCGTCGCGTTTGATCGCTGCTTGCAGAGTGTCATTCAGCTTCTGCAAAACTGCTTCCTTGGTAGTGGCAGCTTGCGCCATCATTTCTTCCCAATCGGCAGTAATCGCAATTGCTTCAACACGCGCAATCTCAGTGCGAATATCTGCCGCATCGTTGAATGCGCCAAGGTTTTGCGAGATTTCCTCGTAGCGTTTTTGCAGCGCTGCCACACGATCTTTCTCGCGCTGCTCGATTTCGTCAATCTTGGTCTGGTGAACCGTAATCATTGCCTCAATCCGCGCCTCAATCTCGGCGGCTTCCGAGTCAACGGCGCGGCCTAAGCGCAGGTATTCCGCCTTTGCTTCCTTGCGGACGCGCTCCAATGCGCCCTTGGTTTTGCGCAGGCTGAAAACGTGGCTGCGCGCCTCCTTGTTTCCTTTGGGAGATTCGTAGTTGAACACTAGCGCTGCATTGTCCGCTTCCAGCTTCGCCAGTTCAGAATAAAATGGTTGATAAGCTGCTACTTGCGTAGTTTGTGCATCAAGGATTTCAGTGGTCATTTTTATTTCCTCAAGATAGATTCATTACGGGAGACAACTTTTTCAAACTCAGCAAGTTCTAGCACCATGTTGTCAATGAACTTTTCATCGCGCATTACTCGCCTGATAAACAACTCTTTTCCTACACTGGCAAGCTGTGGGCAATACATAACAAAATCACACCACTTGCGGGCCATCATCCACATGCCTCCTTGCATCTGGTGCATGTACTCGGACATATCTTCTGTATCCCACATAGCAATCAAGGTTTCCGCGCCCACAATGCACTTGATTTCAAGCATTCCGTCATTGTCTATAAGCCCATCCGTGCTATATCCGAATAGCCGATCATCTGTAAGAACCACACCAGCTTCGGTAGCGAGGTTGCCAGTACGAACCTCATAGGCCATTCGCGCTTCTGGCTCCAATTCTTTGCCGCGCTTCATTTGCCATGAGTTAAACATTTCATCGCATGGCTGCTTGCTAATACGCTCAACAGCTACTTGTGCAGCATATAGGCGACTTTTTGCTGTTGGTAAGCCCTTTGCTGTCGTCTCCGTTGCATCACGAAACTTGCTGGCTGTAATAACGCCGCAGCGCGCAAGATGCCATTCTTCTGAGCCTTGTTCGCATTCAATAAAAATCATTGCATTCCTCCGTGGCGCTGGGCGTCGAGTTCCTCATCAGTAAGCGGCGGAACATCGCTCGGCGGCATTTCGATAGTGCGCTCTTCGTCCTGCTGCTGTTGCGCGGCGTCCGCCAGCGCTTGGCGGTGCATGGCAATGGCTGCTTTTAGGCGCTTATGATCTTCTGGCTGTTGAGCGAGACGTGCATTGTTTGAGCGCCAGTAAGCCAGAGCCTCAGAGTCGGTGCGCGTCTGCTTTGCCTCGGCAATCATCACAGCAACATCAACATAGTTCTGATTGGTTTCACTCGTAGCCAGCCCTTCGGCATTGTCAATGTTCAAGCGATCCATTGCATAATCCATGCGCTCGGTCTTAGGCCAGCCTTTATAGGCGCGTTTGATGACGGTCTTTTTAATCATTTCGCCTTCGTCGCTATGCCAAGGCGTAGACTTGATTTTCTTGGCTATAAATGCCTTCCAGCCTTCCGAACGGTCACGCACGCGATGCACTTCCTCAAGCGACATTTCAGTAACCAGAAAATCGCCGCTATGAATCTTGGCAACCACATACACGCCGATAATGTCGCCGCGCTCGGCTTCCTTGGAAAATCGCTTAAATTCGTGCGTAGGCTGATCGCCCAGCTTGCCAGGAGTGTAGATGTCATGTTCGCGCACAATCTCAGCGTGCGCCCACAAAACGCTGCCAGAAGCTACAGCAATATCGCGCAGGCCCATGTAGCTGATATCAAGGCAAATCTTGCCATCACGTGGCACCAGATAGGCTTGTTTGCGCGCCGGATTCAAGCTTATGCCAATCGCCGCAATGTTGGTCACGGCGTTGATAACGCTCTGCTTGTTCTTCATCGCGCACGAAAGCGCATACTCGTTGTTTTGCAGAACTTGAATCGCAAATCCAGATTCACGCTCAAAGTTTATGTTCTGATCGACAGACACCCGCGCAAAGTCGTCGCGTGCGTTGGCAATCTCGCCTGTGATAATGGCAAGTGCGTTAGACATGGTTTCTCCGTGATGGGTAGTGTAAGGAGGGGATTTTCACCCCATGCGTTTTTAAGCTTCGTAGCTGTATGCGCTCTTGTGAGTTACGCATCTTCGATTCTGACCATATCGACCATGGGCATGTGCGCGTTCATGCTAGCGTGAAAAGGAAAATTTTGCACATTAGCCGCAGCCGTTAGCTACGAAGTGTTTTTCCTATGTTATCAGTGGCCCCTTACGAGGGCTAGGCGATACTAGGAATTACACCCTTGTCCTAGTAGCTACTTGAAAGCCTTGTCTGCTGCATCAACGATCATCCATGCAACGAAAGGCAGAAGAATCAAGCATGTAACGATGATAGCAACTTTATCGGCAAAGGCGTTATCCTTTTTGTGTCGCTGCTGCATTTCTTTCCACGTTTCGTTGTTTTTTGGAAAATTGTCGAATGGATCGTTAAGCATTTCATTCCCCTTTAGTATGGATAAACATCTCGTCGCGCTCGCGCTGCTCTGCCCGCATCTGCTTTTCAAGTGCGCGGCGGTCGCAAAGGTGCGTTACTTCGTAGCAGGAGCCGTAGCTCAGTTTGATGCCGCCGCCTTCCGTGGCAAATTCCACGCCGTCATCTGCATAAACGCGAACAATAGTGCCGTCTTCGATGATACAGGTGAGCGTCACTGCTTGCACTTGTTTCACTAGCATAGGCAAATCACCTCCTACGCTGATATCCGTCTCAAGGTCACTTACTACTAATCCGATTGCTGGCATATTTCCTCCGTGTCGATGGGATGAATTATACGCAGTCAATTTATCTGTGTCTGTAGTTTTCTCGCAACAATCTAAATTTGACACGAAACAACAGAAGTGACACACTACAACCTTATCGTAAAAGGAGAAGTAAGTGGAAAAACCCCAAAAGAAGTACCCCAATGATGCCTCTGGCAATCTGTTTGAGGCCATTAAGCGCGACTTCAATCTAAAGACAGATATGGAGCTAGGCGCGTTTCTCGGCATGTGGCGTGACACTATCTGCCGCATCCGTTACAACAAGCGGCAGGTACTTGGGAGCCACAAGTACAAGATTGCTGATGTTACTGGCTACTCGGTCTATAAGATCGACCAGCTTATCGCTAAGGATGAAGAATGAACAACCACAAACTGGCCCGAGTAGCAGAAATCCAATATGGCCTTCTGATGAGCAAGATTCAGCAGCTTATCGCAAGCGGCAAGAAACCCGGCTTCAACTACAGCCCACAAGATCACTACAAGAGCATCAGCTATAACGTTCAATTGCGCTTTAAGCAGGTGAAGCCATGAGCGGCCAGCATAAAGCAACATTGTCACATTTTGCGACAGTTCACGAATACAAAGCATATTGCAAAGGATATGAAGAATCCGAAAAAGAACTCGCCGCCGCCCGCGCTCGTATCGCTGAACTTGAATTCAACATCGCGCAATACGATACGCAACTCGGCAAGCGCCCATGCAAAAACAGTCGATGCAATGAGTTGAACGCCGCCCGCGCTCTGCTGCAAGAGGTTTCTACAGCCACTATTGGCGAGCTTCAATCGACAATCCCGCGTATCCGCAGCTTCTTGGAGGGGAAATGAGCCAAACAATATTTAAAGAAGGCGACAAAATACGCATGATTCCTGAACGTCTTGGCGGATATTTGGTCGCATATCAAAATCAAATAAAAGACCGCGTTGCAATTGTTACGCATGTTTGGTTTTACGGCGATGATCTAGAGAAAAAAAGACCCAAATTCAAAATTGTTTGGCAAAAGCGTAATGGCCGTGGAAAAGAAATTACGGACACATTGCATTCAATCAGAGATTTTGAGATAGCACCATGACCGAAATCCCCCACGTAATGCCAATCAAAGACTATGAGCGCATCAAGGCGCAGGAGGAAAAGAAATGCCAGCTTTACAAGCAAGCAATTTCAAATGCTTCATGATTATGCCCGATGGAAAAGAAGTTGAATTGAAAGCATATTGCGAGCCTTTAAACCCGCGCCGCTTTCCATCAAGAATTATGAAAATGTCACATCGACGGAAAAAGAAAGCAGCTTCGGCATGGCTTAAAAATCTTCTTATTGCGCAGATTCATGCCAAATGTCATTTAACCGACAAAGGCTACCAAGCTTCTGATGTCGAAAAAGTGATGATTGAAACGCTGGATAGTTTTGAAGACAAACCGAAATATAAATTGGAAATACTATGACCATCAACCTAACCCAAATCCGCAGCGACTTCGATAACGGCATCATCGTAAGCAAGCAGACTTTGCTTGCTCTGGTGGATTATGCAAAAAGCCTTGAGAAAGATGCGGAGCGCTATCGTTGGCTGCGCGATCCACAAACTGACGTTGCCTTAGTCATTGACAAGTTGTCGCATGAAAAGGATGCATACGGCGGCGATATCTATGAATACCGCGCTAGTGATGAATTGGATTCTGAGATTGATAAGGCAAGGGCTAGCCATGCGCTTTGAATCCGATAAATCCGGCCTGTACCGCTTCAATACCCAGCAGATGAAGCCGGGGCCGAATGCTACGTTTTTCTGCTGCCGCTGCGCTAAACCAAAACAGATCGTAGGACGCAAAAAAGTAGGCCAGAACGGGCGGCAAAAACTTTACGCTTGTGTGGCTTGCCAGGAGGACAAATGAGCCTAAAACGCTCAGAGATTAAGCGCAAAGTCTCCTTGCGGCCCTCTTCTATAACTAAGACGCCAAAGCCGCCGAAGATCAAAAGTGCCAAATCTGGCACCTCTAAGGCAGCGCCAGCGCCACGCGCAAAGCTTAAAACAAAGCAACGCGCAGTAACAGATAAGGAAAAAGCGCTATGGGATGATCTTGCGCAGATTGGCTGCATTGCTTGCTTTAAAGAAGGAATTTACGAGCCTGATGTTTCGATCCATCACATTGATGGTCGAACAAAGCCTGATTGCCATAAGCTGGTTTTACCGCTGTGCGCAAGTCATCACCAAGACGGCACAGGCAAGAATCCTTATTACATTGCCGTGCATCCTTGGAAGGCTCGTTTTGAAGCAAGGTTTGGTGCGCAGTTGGAGCTTAGAGCTTTGTGCTTTGAATTGATTCGATATAAGGAGGCGGCATGAGGGCGGCGAGGGTTGATGCAAACCAAGGGAAAATCGTTGCTGTGCTGCGCAATGCTGGTGTGACTGTGCAGCCTTTGCATACGGTAGGCGGAGGCGTCCCAGACCTCCTATGCGCTTTTCTTGGCCTAAACTTCCTTGTTGAGGTGAAGGACGGGGCGAAGATTCCAAGCGAACAAAAGCTGACGCCGGATCAAGTAGAGTGGCATCAAAAATGGGGCGCTCCTGTTCATATTGTTAATTCAGAACAGGCAGCGCTTGAGGTAGTCGAATACTATCAGCGCCGAGTGCGCGAAATGAAAAGGGAAATCCATGACTGACAATATAAATCACCCGAAGCACTATACCAGCCATCCTAGCGGCATCGAGTGCATCCAGATCACAGAGCATATGTCGTTCAACCTTGGAAACGCGATCAAGTACCTATGGCGCGCTGACGAGAAGGGAGCGCCGCTAGATGACTTAAAAAAAGCAGCTTGGTACATTCAGCGCGAGATTGCAAAGCGTGAGCGCGAGGCAAAATGAAAGTCACATACGGCGCACTCGCTGACTTAGTAGGCCAAGCAGAGCCTCTAGACCCAAGCAAGATGCAGTATCGGTCTGTCCCTGCTGTAGTGTGGGTATCGCGCAAGGATGCCTTAAAGTCTGAGCGAGCATGCAACCAGTGTGTGTTTAAGGGCCAGAAATCTAAAGTCTGTGTCCAAGCTGGGCAACTTGCGCGCCTTGCTGGTCACAACGACTGCGAGGATAGGGACGTTGAGACAGACAAGACTTTCATCTATGAGCTAGTCCCTACAGACCCACGCCAACTAACCATAGCCTAACCCTAAGCCGCCTAGTGCGGCTTTTTTGCAACCTCTTCATTTAGTTGTTGACGCGTGATAATCTTAGGGCTATGATTCATACATCAGCAGCAAACAACCAAACGGAGAAAATCATGAATGCAGACCAAGCAAAAATTATCGGCAAACTCGTAACTGAATCGACCTTGGATTTTCTGGCATCGAAGCACAACACTACCGCCGTAGTAATTGCCGATCTGGTGCGCGCTGGTCATGAAAACATCAGCAAACAGTTTTATAAACTGATGCAACTAGGTTTGCAACAGGCTATTGTTGAATACACTATCTAACCCACCCAGCGCCTTCGGGCGCTACCTGAAAGGATGAATCATGTTTGATGATTACGAAGACGAGCCAGAAGCAAAGCGTATTTTTGATATGGCCGATCAGTTGGATGATCGATTGGATGATTATGCGCTTGAGCGCTGCAAATCGTCGGAGCACGTTATACGCGGTGGCAATCATGGGCGCGTGTACACCTTTCACGATGGGAGCAAACTGACCACGGCTGAAACTGGCTATGTTGGTTGCGAATACTGATTGACCGGCCCGCTAGACGGGCCTAAGCCACTAGAACCTAGCGCAATGGTGCGCTGGTATATTAAGGAGGAAGTATGGATTGGCAGCCTATTGAAGTTTATGACGCGCTCAAAGTTAAGCCAAAAATGGCGGTGTTTCGATTTGAACCAGTTCCAAGCAAAAATGGTCGGGGCTTGTCTTTGCCGGAGCATTTTGAAATGAAAAGGACTTTCGGCTCTCGTGTCTGCACCCATTTCGTTGAGCTTCCACAGATTCAAAAATAGCACCTAGCAACCAGCAGTAGAATAAACCAAGTTCACTAAGCGGAGGCTGTCATGATTAGTATCGGTCAGATGGTGCGTGTTCTGAATTCGGATAATGTGTGTCGTCTTGAATCATGGGAGCGCGATGCTATCCATATGATTCATTCTAAGTCTGTAAATGGGCTGCGGCAGAATCTGCTAGACCTCCGCGAGTGCCAACTTATCATCACTATTTTTAACAGGGTATATCAAAATGCGTAAATTGAATTGGGGATTAATCATCGCGCTTCTCACTTGCGTGATTATCTGGACTGCTTTTGGCGTGCGTATGTACAGGTACTATCATGGCTAAGATCGGACGACCATCGCACCTTGAAGCAGTAGCTTCTGCGCTTCCTGGCACTCGCAACCAGATCGCCAAGCGAGTAGGAATCAGCGCAGCTTGTGTAGGCCGCTTGCTGCGCGTTCTGGAAGCGAATCGGGCGGTTTATGTGGTTACGCATGCCGTTCCGAAATGCGGTCCTAAAATGCCTGTATTCGCTTTGAGGCGCTAAATGGACCGCGTTGAAATGATCCTCAAGGCCATGCCAGCAACGCGCCTTGAGATTCAGCTACAAACGCGCATGGGCAAAAGCACGGTGCAGCATATCATTGAGCGATTGCATGAGCGCGGTTGGATTCACATCAGCGGCTGGGAGCGTATCCTCAAGAACGGAACGGGCAAGTTCGTCATGCGATATAAAGCAGGTCAAGGCACTGACAAGCCCTGCAAGCTGGAACCAATGCCCCGCGCCGAGCTTGAAAAGCGCCGCCGCAAAAAGCTTCTCAAGACCGGCGAAATAGAAGAACGCAACAAGCGCAACCTCATGCGGTACTACGAGAAGCGAGCAAAGGAAAAATCCAAGGCAAAGCCTCAAACGTGGCTTTCTGCGCTTGGTGTGTGAAAAACCTCTTGCAATTGGGTTTTTGCTGACCTAGAATTCTAACTGTCAACGCCTGCCAGCGAAGACGAAAAAGAAAATGACTCTGTAGCAGCCCCAAGGTTTTTTGGTGGATCGCAAAATGGAGTGTGGACGTAACAGAGTCCGTTCACACTTCAGGTTGGCAGACCCGATCCACCAAAGCATCTTGGGGCTTTTTTTCGTCTGCACTGTCTGAATTGACTAGCCTATCGTCGGGAACGAAAGCAACAGGGCGATAGCGTGAATACTGGAACTGTGGCAAAGCAAGGGAAGCACCAGAATGAGGCGTCGAAGATAGCACCTCACTTGCGCAAGGCTGTCGGGTCAGCGATTCCTCAATGGATACGTTGTGATGGGCCTTAGCTAAGTCTAGGTCCGCTCAAACCTCTTGGATAATACGAAAGATAAGAATGAACCTGATGCTTGTAAATACTAAAGAACAGACCATGACAAGCAAGGAAATGGCTGAGCTTACAGAAAAGCGCCATGACAGCGTCAAACGGACCATTGAAAACCTTGCTTCTACTGGCGTGATCGGCCAACCACAAATTGTGGATGGAGAAAAAGCAGGCAACAACGTTGTTGAAAAGCTATATTTGTTTGGGAAGCGTGACAGCTATGTGATCGTTGCCCAGCTTTCGCCGCTGTTCACTGCCCGACTTGTAGACCGCTGGCAAGAGTTGGAATCCCGAGAATCCTCGGTAGATGGCTTTGAGATTCCCAAGACTTTTGCAGAGGCATTGCGGCTTGCTGCTGACCAGCAAGAGACGATTGCAAAACAGGCCTTGCAGATTGAGACGAATGCGCCAAAGGTTGCATTTGCCGAAGCAATTCGCGCCACTGAGGGCGTTTGCAGCGTTGAGAAGATCGCAAAAACGCTTGGCTGGGGGCGTAACAAGTTTTTCGACAGGCTGCGCACTGATGGCATTCTGATGGCTAACAACCTGCCATATCAGAAGTACATTGACCGCGAGTATTTCACCGTCATTGAGCAGGAACCATACACGGATAGTAAAGGAGTCGTGCACCCTACGTTCACGACTCGTGTAACGGGCGCTGGACAGGTGTTCCTTGCCAAAAAGTATGCAAACATCATGGGTGTAGTATGACTACATTGCCTGATTGGATTCCTGCCGATGCGTGGGCCGGATACGTTGAAATGCGCAAGAAAAAGCGCGCCGTGATGACTGAGCGCGCTACCGAGCTACGCATTAAAGACCTTGCCAAGCTGCGCGATGCAGGGCAAGACGTAGGCGCGGTCTTAGATCAATCGACTGCGAACGGCTGGACTGATGTGTATCCGGTGAAAGAGCGCCGTGTCGAGCCGCGCAACCAGTTCGACACTTCGCGCCTTGGAAAGCACGGGCAGGCTACCGCAAATAACGCACTTGATTGGTTGGAGGGGAAATGAAATACATAATTATTTATAGCGATGGCTGTTACGAAAAAGCGGGTAGAGGAACTGGTTTTCCCACTACTGAAAAAGATGAGGCAAAAGTTTTTGATTCTGAAGATGATGCTCATGAATATTGCGCGTGGTTGATAGAGGCAAAAGTTATTCCGTTGAAATAATATGATTGATAATCTAGAAGAAAAGCGCCGCTTCGCCTCGCTCATGACTGCCCTTGCTGACTATTACGAGAAGTCGCTTTCTAAAGGTGTCCTGTCTCTCTATTGGGAAGGGCTGCGCCAGTATGACTATGAGGCAATCGAAAAGGCCGCATGGGCGCATACGCAACTACCAGACGAGGCGGGGCGCTGGATGCCCAAGGTCAGCGACCTAAACAAGATGCTGGCGGGGCGCACCTCTGACCAAGGGCAGAGTGCATGGAGCAAGGTTGATCGCGCCGTGCGCACCATTGGCCCTTATAGCGACGTTGCTTTTGACGATCCGATTATCCACCGAGTTATTCAGGAAATGGGCGGCTGGATTCATCTTTGCGGACAAGACGAGAAACAATGGCCTTTCACAGCAAAAGAATTTGTTACGCGCTACCAGTCATACAAAATGACCGGTGATATTCCAGAACATGCGGGCTATTTGACAGGAATCGCCTCATCGCAAAATGAGCATTCAGGTAATAAACAAAAGCGCGAGATTCATTTAATAGGCGATAAACAAAAAGCAATCGAATTAATCCTTGGCGAGAAAAAGAAAGTCGAATCGCTAGGTTTATCAGTTCCAAAAGCAGCAGACGCTATTTAAAAGGAGAAGGAAGTGAAGAAAAACGAATACCCTTATTTGCAAATTATTGTTCACCACGGTCCGACAAATTCAACATCGATAACTGGCGATGAAGGAGTTATTGCTGCTGGGGTTTCATATCTTCCTCGGTCAATGCAAAACAAACTTAAGGTGGAAACAATCAAGCGCTGGTCACGATTCATTAAAAGCAAATCAAAAGGAGAAGGAAAATGAAGAAATCTCGTCTTGCATCAGCAATCAAAGAAGCAAAGCGGTTTTTAGAAATTGCAGAAACCGTAGAAATTGATCCGGACAGCCGTAATGATTACATCTACAGAAGCAAAGAATCGGCATCTGTTCGCCGCGCTAGTATGGATTTGACTAATGCACTTGTTGAATTGCGTAAAGGAGATTACACAAAATGAGCAAAGCGAAATTAACCGACTGGTTCCCTGCTGATGTTAAGCCGGTGCATGTGGGTGTGTATGAGGTTCTTTATGAGAATGGCTGCTTTGGTAGCCGATATCGATACTGGAATGGCGTTCGGTTTTGCTATCAATGTATGAATTCTCAGAAAGCTTTTCAAAAAAGGAACAATCACACTGGGCTTGACGCCTTTGTATCTTGGCGCGGCATCGCTGAAAAACCAAACTAAAGGAGAATCACAATGTACACTTCTGGCCGACTGATATACCAAGAGGATAGTGATGTATATACGCACATACTTCGTGATGTGACGGGCAATCGCATCATACATCAAGGTCCGCAGGATTCTCGCGGTGAGGCTGAGGCAAATGCGCGAAGGCTTGCCGCATGTTGGAACGTTTGCGATGGGCTTGAAACTGCTGACCTTGAGGTAGGTGCGACGCTTGGAGATATTTGCGCCGATAGAAACGGCCTTGTAATCAAACTAGGTAAAGCGCAAGAAAAACTAGACATGGCCCGATCTATGCTGGAAGAGGCTTTAGATACATTTGACGACAACCCAGCAGAGGGCCATGAAATTGCAGACCGTATCCGTAGCTTTTTGGAGGTTAAATGAGCAATGCAGAACTATTGACTCTGGCAGCTAATGCCGCAGGATTGAAAGTCTTTAGCGTTACTCATCGTGGCATGGGTGGCTACAGTGACGATACTTTGCTCGGCTTGATTATTGCGGATAGCGTTGGAACTCTATGGAATCCGCTAGAGAATGATTCTCAGGCGCTGCGCTTGGCGGTTGATTTGGGATTGCGATTGACACTGCCTAAATACAAAGGATTTGGCACGACTGCCGATCATCAGGCGGATGGTATTGCTGGTTGCACGGCTTTCCGAGATGACCCAATGGCGCAGACGCGAGAGGCTATTGTGCGCGCTGCCGCCGAAAAAGGAAGGGCTATGCAATGAAGGTTAAATCTTCCCGATTAATGGGTGTTAATGATATCGACGATTTGTTCAAGGCCAAGGCGCGCTTGATGCCTGATGATGTGAGCGAGATTCAGCTTAGGGTGCTTCTGGCGCTCGATTCGGCCAAGCGCTCACGCTGCCCACCAGGCCTCGCAAACCTGCTTATCAAGCACATGGTCATGGCTGCTGCAATCGGTAGCCAGATGCGAGACCAAAGCTTCTACAATCTGGCGCAAAGGGCCTATGAGGCGCTTTACAACGCTTGCATGCGAGATACGGTGGACCTTGATCTAACAACCGGCGAGTACAGCGTAATCAAGCGAACGATTGCGCTATACTTGAACCATCTGCCTAAAGTCGAGCGCGGCTTGTTTGAGTTTGCAAGCAATCATGCTCAGAAAGTTTTAGCGCAAGGTTAAAAATAGCGGCTAATTTAATAATTAGCCGCTATTTTTCTATATTTCTATATCAGCCCAGCTTTTCCCAAGTTTTATCATGCTTACGGTCGAATGGTGAACATTGAAGAGTTTTCCTAGCTCTTTGTTCGACATTCTAATCATAGAGGCTAGCTTTATATATCTAGCCTCTTCTTTGGTTAAGATTGATCTAGGATTCAACTCGCCAAAAATAGGTCGGCATGGCGATCTGCCTTTTGAAACCATATCATTTGAATTGTCTTGTGCAGTACCAAGAAAAAGATGATTTGGGTTGGTACAGATAGGGTTATCACATTTATGGCATACCATAAAATCACCCGGCTCTATACCAAAATGCAAAGCATAAGAAATTCTATGCGCGAATACAGATTGTCCGCGCTTGCCAACATGGGCAAGCCTCGCGTATCCCTTTTTGTCTACGAAACCATTCCAAGACCAGCAATTGTCTTGCTTGACAACCTTTGACAGGTATCTCTGTTCTATTTTTGACAGAGGATCATTGATAAGAGGTAAAATAAGAATAGCCATGAAGACTCCATGAAAGTCATTTGTGGTTAAAAGCCAACACGTGTGCAACCACTGTTGGCTTTGTCATTCTAACTCAGATACAATGAATTTGTCGCGGGGATAGCTCAGTTGGTAGAGTCTCTGATTTCCAATCAGATTGTCGTCGGTTCAAGCCCGATTCCCCGCTCCAAGAATTAGCGAAGGCAGATAGCCATGAACAAAAGCGCGTGCGCAAGTAGTCATGCTGGCATACTGGAAGTAGCTAAAGCAAAGCCGCTAATGCGTTATTAGGAATTGCGCCACACAGTTCGGAAACTGCGGCATGTGGCAAGAATAGTTGGTCCGATACCGCAGGGGCGCTCGGGACAATAAACGCCCCAGCATAAGCGCCGCCCTCCTTTCCCCAGCTATCGCTAGTGGGCGCAACAAGTAATTAGGCGTGATTATGCAGAGCCAAGTACAAGGGCGCAGAGCGTGGAAGCCGCTAGTTGTTTGTCTCGCAAGAGACGCCACATAAAACCAGCCCGTGACGCCCTATTGCAGGGCATATGAGCGAACGAAGTAAGGGCGGCAGTCTTTGCATCTTAGTAGGCCAAGGAAACGTTGGTTGGTTTTATGTGGTGCAATGCTCGGGGATTTTTTTGTCTATTGCCTATCTAGAGTAGAATGTCAAGACAGAATTCACCATCACAGATTCAAGGCAAAACATGGCACTTACTCCAAAGCAAGCACTATTCGTCAAAGAATACCTAATCGACCTGAATGCAACTCAGGCCGCGATTCGTGCTGGTTATTCGGAAAAGACGGCTTACTCTATTGGTGAAGAAAACCTGAAGAAGCCTGAAATTGCAGAGGCGATTGCCGAGCATCAACAGGCCAAGGCAAAGAAGCTAGATATCACTGTTGATACGATACTTGCGGAGCTTGAGGAAGCGCGTCAATTGGCTCTAGAAACTGGTAAGGCTGGCCCAGCAGTTCAGGCTTCGATGGGTAAGGCAAAGATTTTAGGTTTGGAAAAGCAAGTCATCGATCATACATCTAGCGATGGCACTATGACGCCTAAAGCGCCTATCGTTGTTGACAAGGATACTGCTGCGCAGGTGGCGGCGAATATCAATGGTGGCATCTGACGACCCAGAGGTAATCAAGGCAGTAACTCGCGCACTATGCCTTGAGGATCACCTATTCTTTACTCGCTACTTCTTTAAGCTGCGCGAGGGGATTAAATTCCGCGTCAACTGGCACCATAAGCGCATGGCTGAGGCTATCCAGCGCGTGATTGATGGGCATTGCAAGCGGCTAATCATCAATGTGCCTCCTGGCTCGTCTAAGACGGAAATGGCGGTTATTAACCTGATTGCGCGTGGGCTTGCGATTAATCCTCGTGCGCGCTTCCTGCACCTATCGTACTCTGCTGACCTTGCCGAACTGAATAGCGCCAAGGCAAAGGAGCTAATCACGTCCAGCGAGTATCAAGAGTTATTCACGATCCCGATTAAGACCGACTCCAAGGCGCGGGGCCGCTGGAACGTGGTTGATGAAAAAGGCGTGTCTATCGGCGGATGCTATGCGACCTCGACGCTTGGTCAGGTAACTGGCTTTCGTGCCGGTCACATGGCTGATGGGTTTCAGGGCGCGATCATCATCGATGATCCATTAAAGCCTGTAGACAGCCTATCAAAGACCAAGCGCGATGCAGTCAACAATGCCTTTATCAATACCGTGCAGAGCCGCAAGGCATCGCCTGATACTCCTATCATCGTCATCATGCAACGCCTCGCAGACGAGGATTTAACGGGCTTCCTGTTGAATGGCGGCGACGGCAAAGAGTGGGAGCATGTTTGCATCCCAGCTATTGACGACGATTCCGGCAAGAGCTATTGGCCTGAGAAAGAGCCTATCGAATCGCTCTTGCAACTTAAGGAAAAGGGTAACTTCACCTTTGAGGGGCAGTACCAGCAGCGACCATATGTGCTAGGTGGTGAAATTATCAGGGGCGAATGGTTCGGGCGCTATAGCGAACTGCCGCCGCAGAAATGGTGTGTGCAGCGCGCCGTATTCGCTGATACAGCCATGAAAACAGGCGAGCAGAACGACTACACGGTATTTATTGATGCCGCGCTCTATACCGATGGCAAGGTACGTATCCTTAACCTATGGCGCAAGAAAGTGAATGCCGTGGGCCTTCTTCAATTAGCCAAAGAGGTTTGGGCCTCGACAGAAGGGCTAGCTAGCGCCATGTACATTGAAGACAAGGCATCTGGCACCGGCCTAATCCAGCAGCTACAGGAAAACGACGTATTTATCCCGGTTATCCCAATCGAGCGCACCAAAGACAAGCTAACCCGCGTCATGGAAGTGCAGCCAAGGATTCAGGCTGGCGGCGTTTTGCTGCCTACCTATGCGCCTTGGGTAACTGAGTTCATTAGCGAATGTGAGGCATTCACTGCAAACGATAGCCATAAACACGATGACCAAGTAGACCCGCTTGTAGATGCTGTAAATACGTTCATGGCTAACAGTTTCAACCTATCAGCCTTGGTTTAGATAAGAGAACATAAATAAAAACCCGCCGAAGCGGGTTGATTATGTTAGCCGTCGCCGGAGCCGTAGCCGTAGCCGGAGCCGTAGCCGTAGCCGGAGCCGGAGCCGTAGCCGTAGCCGGAGCCGGAGCCGTAGCTGTCGCCGGAGCCGTCGCCGTAGCCGGAGCCGTAGCCGGAGCCGTCGCCGGAGCCGGAGCCGTAGCCGTAGCCGGAGCCGGAGCCGTAGCTGTCGCCGGAGCCGTCGCCGTAGCCGGAGCCGTAGCCGGAGCCGTCGCCGGAGCCGTAGCCGGAGCCGTAGCCGGAGCCGGAGCCGTAGCTGTCGCCGGAGCCGTCGCCGGAGCCGTCGCCGGAGCCGTCGCCGGAGCCGTCGCCGGAGCCGTAGCCGTAGCCGGAGCCGTCAGTAAAAGTTTTATTGGTAGCCATCAATGCTGTCCTTTGCAGCTTGGGTAGCTGGGATCAGTTCGCAGATGCCAGTCAGATAAATTTCTGGGTTGACCACATCGACTTTCCCGCCGTCTTTTTTAAGGCCGTGTTGAGCAACGCCCGATAGCGCAACGCCGTCTTTAGCTTTCCACGACCACAGGCGGCGCGAGTTTTTCAGAACTGCGGTATCGCCGTCAACGCTTACGACTTCGCCAGCATGCACACCAGCGGCATAGCAGCGTGCGATTACGTACTTGCCAACGAATGGATGAGGTAATACGGCTTGATATACTTGAGCCGACGCGCCAAACAAGGCGGCAAGTTCTTTAGCTTGGCCGATGGTGAGTTCGTTAATGTTCAATTTACTTCTCCTATGGTTTTGCCTTTCGGCGTTGTGCTACGGATGACTAATGATAACTAAGGTTTCTCTATCTGTATATTTGAAATAAACTATAAAATACTAGAGTAAAATAGAGAAATACTATGAGGGGTTAAGATGGGCCGACCATTGGGAAGTAAGAACAAGCCGAAAGAGCCGCAGCAGAATGTAGTTGTGACGGACGGGTACGCTGAGGCATTTACGGGAGCAGGAACAAATCGGGACCGTAGCAGCTACACGCGCATCGGGCGCACCGCCATGCTGCAACAGATGGAATGTTCGCTACTGTACTTGGGTGATGGCTTTGCGCGCAAGATTGTGGACGTTCCAGCAGAGGAAATGACGCGCTCGGGCCTTGAGCTTGAGGATTTAGAGGACGAGGAACTAGAGCAATTCGTCATGGCGCGTCTTGATGATCTGGACGCCATGCGGCACTTTAACGATGCGGTGGCGTGGTCTAGGTTGCACGGCGGCGCTGTGATGATCTTCGGCCTGAATGATGGCGGCACGCTTGATGTGCCTCTTAATCCCGAAGGGATCAAGAGCGTTGAATTTCTCCGAGTCTATGACCGCTGGCAAGCGACTATCCAGACCCGCGTGACCGATCCGAACAGCCCGGACTACGGCAAGCCGGACATCTGGCTCATTTCGCCGCTTGATGGTGCGCAACCGTACAAAGTGCATAACTCGCGCCTTTGGATGTTCGACGGCGACCGCATTCCAGACTTTGACCGCAATGCCAATCTCGGCTGGGGCGCATCGGCCCTGCAAGCCTGCCAAGATCAGCTTAAGCGCCTCGGCATGGGCCACCAATGGACGCTGGCGATTCTTGAGAGGGCGCAACAGGCAGTTCATAAGATTCCACGCCTCGGCCAAACGCTGCAATCCCCAGGCGGCGAAGCAATGGTACGCAAGCGCGTGGACGTTGTAGACATGGTGCGCGGCATCCTGAATACGATTGTTGTAGACGGAGAAGAGGATTACCAAGTAACAACAGCTACGCTAACCGGCTATACGGACGTGCTAGACCGCTTTGCAGAGGCTTTGGCTGCTACTAGTGGCATCCCAGTATTTAAGCTGATGGAGCGCACGCAAGGGGGGTTGAGCAATACCGACAAGGGCGCTAGCGATGCTTGGTA